GCACAACCATTGTTAGCAAGAACTGCCCATCCACCAGTTGTATTGTACATCAATACTACACCATCACCTACGTCACCGAAAGTGATTGTTGAACCACCATTTAAGGTTGCTGGAGTAAGAGTTGCGTCACCACCATCTGTTACCATTGAGATAGTTTTCAATTGTCCGTTAACACCATTTGCAAGTGTAAATGCTTGAGCACCAGTTGTTACAATCGCACTATGTGCTGTATCGAGCGACAATGCAGTTGCAGAACCACTACCAGAAGCAGTTTGAGTAGCGACAACAGTTTTTGCACCACTTAACAATACGTTTGGAGTTGCTCTTGCAGAACTACCATCTAAAGGTAACATGAAGAAACCACTATCAGCTGCAGAGTGAGGTTGTGACATAAAAGTTTGACCATGAGTATTATTCTCACAGTTCAGTCTAATCGCACCTTGATTGTTTGAACCACCAGTTGAACGAACAGTTACATGACCAGTTCCTTTTGGAAGTAATGCAAGGTCAACATTAGTTTCACCAGTTGCACTAAGAAGAGGAGCAGTTGATGCACCAGAAGAAGCGGCACCACCAGTAGCTGCGTTTGTAATTGTAAGTTCGTTTACAGCACTAGCAGTCTTAGCAAATTTAAGATATTCGTTTTGACTATCATCAGTGATTGAACCACCAGTTGCTAATTCAATTAATGAGTCTAACAATACAGTACCAGTTGCATCTGGAAGTGTAACTGTTCTATCTGCTGTTGGGTCTGTAACTGCAAGAGTAGTTTCGTGTGCGTCAGCAGTTGAACCTTCAAATTCGATTTGGTTTATTTTTGGTGATGTTAAAGTAACATGAGTAGCATCTGCGCTGATACCACTAGTTAATGCAGTTCCAGTACCAAGTTTGGTATAGATTTCTACAAAGTTGTCATTAATCTTGTCTCCACCAGTTCTGAGGTCATCACCAGTACCGTCATTCGCTGAAGAACCAAGACCAAGTGCTTGATATGCCATTTATTTTTCTCCTAATTAGAATCTTTCATTTATTTATATAGTTTGTTAACCTAAGTCAAAAGTATTATTGGTTGAATCAAATTTAACAGTACCAGATGAGAACTTCCTTATAATACCAGCGTTATCAAATTTCAAATTATTTTTATCAAATGTGTTTACACCATCATCAAATCTTGGTATTGAAGAACCACTAGCTCTTGTACCTTCATCAAACTTATTTATACTACTGTCAAAAGTGATACCAGATTCAGCAAAATCAGTGACGTATTGACCAGCAGCATCTCTTACCGTTTCATCACCACCAGAACCATCAAACTTAACAGTAGAACTATCAAACGTCTTAGTAGTATCACTCATTAATGTAGTAAATTGTGTTTCGTCAAACCTTTCAGTTCCACTATCAAATGTTATAAACGTATTGTCAAATGCATTAATTCTACCACTACCAGAAATAATTATCATGCCAGGCGGTGGTACATTAATTTGTGTATTAAATGCAGCTTCTGGAATGAAATAGTTTTCACCATTATCAAAAGAAATAGAACTATTATCAAAAGTAAACCCACTTTGTGAAAAACCGCCACTAGCATTTCTAACAGAAACTTCATCTATACGAACATCTCCAAACTGTTCTATTGTAAATGATTCATCATTAATACCATCTAAATTTGTAATTCTTCTAATGCCTGGATAGTGTGGTGTTTTTTCTGTAGTGTTTGGGCCTATAGCAAATGCATACTTTGGAAGAAGGTCTAGAGTTGGGCCTGTTCTTCTTGGAGTTCTCGCAACACCAACAATCACATTGTTTATTCTTGTTAGAGTTGTATCTCTAGTTGTATTTGCTAAGTCGGTATGACTATCAACATCTCCAGCTGGAGATGCTCTTAAAGTAGTTCCATCATCTACAGTTCCTAACCTTCTACCAAATACACTGGTAAATAGTGTTGAGAATAGAGATGCAAGTTCTGGACTATATGAATCTACTGTTTGTGCAACTACTCCAGTTTTCGCACGACCAACAATTTCAACTTCACCAAATACATTCCAACCAGCAGGGTGGACAGTTGATTTAATTGCATCTCTCCACTCATTAATAGACTGACCCACTTTAACAACATATGAATAATCTTGATAGAAATTACTATCTTGAACTCTCATAATATCTTCTGAGATACGACCATCTGCACCAAAGAACTCACCAGATGTATTACCGACAGTTCCCACAGTCGCAGTAGCAGATGCGATAGAAATATTTGCAATAGTTCCAGATGTACTACCAACTGCAATTGTATTTCCAACTTGTAGGTTTGCAGTTGTGTTGATTGATATCAACTGTCTTGCAGAATCAAATGCAGTAATAGTTCCAGAATGAGATGTTAATGCAGTACCAGCAGCAAATGTTCCAGATATATCTTTTAAGATTGCATGACGAAAAGGAATAATCGTAGGTGCAGAATTATAGTTAAATCCAAAGTTAGTAAATTCAAATGAATCTACACCACCAATACCAGAGTTAGAAGATGCTAGTAATTTTGCACCACTACCATTTGCAGTTGTAACACCAGTTATAACTGGAAGTTTTGAATATCCAGCTCCTCTTGTGACCATTCTCACATCAGTAATTTCACCAGCTTCAGATGCGACACTGAGGTTTGCAAAAGTGCCTGTTTCCAGAACAATCTTTGTACCATCATAAGTATCTTGATAAAAGGGTTGACTTGTTTCTTCAAGTGTGATATGGTCTGTCGCAGTCATTCCATATGCAGATAAACTGCCTGACTCTGGTGTGACACCACCACCAACCACTGCAACAGCAGCTGCAGCCGATACACCATCTGTATTAGAATTATCTAAAACTAATGTATCACCAACTGCATAATTCTGTCCAGCATCATCAATAATAATTTCATCAACTACACCTCTACTAACAGTCTGTACTTTTCCGATTGCAGTATTACTTCCACCAGATGATAAGTTAATACCTTCATCAGCAGTATAATATGAACCACTATTTGTCGTAGTACTTCCAGTAACAATTGAATATGGTGTAAATGAAACGTCTTGGTCTGTAACTGTAGATACACCAATTATAGTTTCCCCTTGTTGAAATGTTCCAGAAAAAGTTTCTTCATCAAGTTCTAATTCAACAATGTTTGTTTCAGCTTCTCTAAATGAAACAGTAGATACTACAATTCCAGTTGCACCACTAGTTCTTCCAGTAATTGATTGACCAATGAGTTCAGATACAATACCAGTAACAAGATTAATTCTCATTATTTTTCTAGTTGTCCACTTACCATCAGAAACACGAAGCATATTTTCTGTTGGATAAGATATTCTAGGTTCTTCATTTAGAAGAAGTCTAAAGAATAATTCATGGCCTTTCTTTGTACCTTTTGCAAGATAAAGGTCACGAATATTTTTTATTAATTTTCTTTTGTCAACTCCAGCATCAACATTGTCAATAATACCTTCAAGAAAAGAATCTCTAAATCTATCTAAGAAGTCATAAAGAGTTGCATCAACATTTGTATAGTTAAGAAGTTGTTGGATACTTGAAACTGGATTTGGTTTGTATGTTTGAAGTGTACCAGATGCATTAGAGGTTGCACCACTAACCATTTCACCAATAATAAATTGAGATTGAGATGATACAAATAATCTTTTATTATTATCAATATCATCAACTAGTACCTTTGCAGTCGCACCAGAAGTTTGACCAGTGACAGTTTCACCAACCTCAAACTTAACTCCTGAATCTTCTAGAACAATCTGGTCACCATTCTCATCTAAAATAAAATTTACAGATTGTGTTTCTTCTCTTACATAATTATTAACTTCACTAAAAGTAATTTCTGCACTTTCTAAAAACTGATAATAGAACTTTACAAATTGAGAAAATACTGGATGGTCTGCCTGAATAAACTCTGGCAGCTGATGTTGAATATGATTTGATACTTTGTTATTTAAAACATTATCATTATTGGCCATAACTAGTATCCACTAGAACTACTTGACGAACTTGAACTAGATGAACTGGAACTTGTTGTACTTGTTGAAGAAGATGATGCAGACGAAGATGCTCCAGTATATGTGCTTGTTGTCGTAACACCAACACCAGCACTTGCACTACCAGTTGCAATCGTATCTACATTTGCAGTAATTGTAGTATTAGATAAATCAATTTCTAATACTTGGTTTCGTACTGCAATAATATCATTAGACTCTGGTTTAACAATCATTCTAATTTTTGTAGAAGTTGCACCATCTACATTTGATACTGAGGTAATATTAAGTGATGTCAAAATTATTTCACCAGTTTTATAATCTATTGTACCAGCAGTTTCGTCTGCATATGTTTTTGTAGTACCACCAACAACATAATAAAGTCTTACATTACCCATACCATTATCATTAAGGAACATTTCATTTGAATTACCAGAAATAAAGAAACCAGTTGATTCTAAAATCCCACCAGCCTCAGAGTCATGACCAGAGTGTGGATTATATAATGCGTTACTAAATGGTATTGTATACTTTGTTGGAGTTCCTATTGTTGGGGTAAAGTCTTTACTTAAATTGACTGTTGTAATATTAGATGTAATTGCATCATCAGTATTATCAACTAAACTTGTAAACGCAGAGTGTCTAAATGCACTATCAAAATTTGTAAGATTGTTTGTATTGAAATTTGTCACTGTTGTCAGAACATTTGACTCTAGAGTTTCTTTTGCTTTAATCGTATTCTTTGAGTTGTAAGTAAATGCGATACCCAATCTTAACTTTGTATATTCTGGGTCAACCACTACTGGAGTAACAGATGCAATGGTATATGTATTTTTTAAATCATTCACGATTTGATTTTTTGCAGCTGCAGTAACAGAACCAGTTGTTGGAACAATAGAGATATAAACTCTTCCAAATACTGGAACGTCATTATCTTCACCACCATAAACTTGAACTGATTTTGCATTTGCATAAACTTTTGGAACAATCGCTTTGAAATCGTTGACTGTAACTGCACGACCTTGAGCCGCATAGTCAAGAGGTGCATTGAATTTAATTGATTTAATACTTTCTTTTTCTGCACCACCAGATGCGTTTGAAACAGTTGCAGTTGTAATATCAGTAATTGTAGAAATAGTTGCAGATGTATTAAAAGATGATGCTCCATTAGCCTCTGTCTTATTTGTAACAACATATCTTAGACGAACAATGTTTCCATCAGATAATGCTTTACCAGTGATACCGTCACCAAAGTAAACTTCAAATTTACCATCTACACTTTCTTGAAGAAAGTATACATCTGAATTTGCTTTAACTTGGGTATTATCTAATGCTTGTGTAAATGTTGTAGATGAGGTTGAAGATGAATCATCAAATACATCAACAAGTAAAGTTGATGTGTCTCCATTTGCATCATTCACATAAAACTTTTGGTCAACATTATCTGTATCAACTGTATATCTATTTGTTACATACGTTCCTTCATAAATTGGAATATTAGAAAAAGATAATACACCATTAACTGCTAGTGTAGTATATTCTGCAACTGTTACAAACTGATAATTAACATCATCAATAGATGTAGTAAATATTGTTCCTACTGGAATAGTTGCAGAAGTTAATCCACCAATATTATTTAACGTAACATTTACATTTGCAATAGGAGCTCTCACAGAGTTTGGAATATAACCTAATGTCTTTGCATGAGAAACTACAGAGGAACGAACAGATGCAGTATCAAGGAAAGACTCATTTGCAACCATGTTCATATTCATTGCAAGGTAGTGTGTATTATATGAAAGAACATCTAATAGTGAATTCATACCAGAACCTTCAAAATCATAATCAGTAAACTCTGATTGGTTTCTCATAAAAGTTTTTAAGTTGCCTTTGATATCATCAAAGTCTAAGTCTGTTACGTTTATTTTTTTATCTGTGGTTGCCATTATCGTAATCTCTCTAATGTGAATGATAAATCAATAAGTTCACTAGGTGCGTTTTGAATAAAGAATTCAACAATAACTTCATATTGATTATTATCAAATCTTGGTATTACCTCAACTCCAGTTAGTAATGCTCTTGGTTCAAAGTTTGTAATTACATCTTCAATTTTTCTAGCAAGTGTTTGAGCAGTAAAAGGAGTAATATTTTCAAATAATATGTCACGAACACCAGATGCAATCTCTGGATGAAAAGGTTTTTCAAATTCCCCAATTTGAACTAAATTACGAACACTTCTTTTAACAGCAGCTGCATCTGTCAATACATTAAGGTTTTTAGTAACTGGATGCCTACCAAAGTTAAGATTTAAATCTTTGTAGATTTTTGCAGAACGAGGTGAGTCGTTTGTTCTTTCTGCATCTCTATATGCTGGTTGTATTGCCATTATACGTCTTGACTCCCTAAAGGTCTACATTGATAATTTATTGTTTTCCAGTGACCATCTCTCATAACTTCTAGTTCTGTTTTCAGAACAACACATTCTTCTTTGTTTTCAAAAAACTGTACATTCTGATATAAACAATTTGTATCAGAAAAACACGCAGTTAATAATAATGTCCATATGATTTCCATGATATACCTCTGTAGTTATTTAGACAATCGTACTAGATGTTGTTGTACTTCCAGTAGATGCATTTGCAAGTGCTACACCTCTTTCTGATTTAAATCTACTAATCAAACCACCATGAAGTGCTGGACTACTTCTAAATCTAGTTGGTACAGTATTAATCTTGATATCATGTATTTCATTAATTAAATCTGCATCTGTGATTACTGTCACTGGTGGGTCTTTCTTTGCGTTCTTTTGTTTCAGACTTGTATGTGCTTCTTTGAATATCTTTCTTGCACCGCCTGGCCCAAACTGAACTGCTGTGCTCCAGACTGTATCTTGTAATCCATTACTATGCGAACCATCACAAACATTAATTCCAGTGTCTTTTGTTATTGAACGAACTGCTGGGTCATGATGTGTTCTTTGTATAAAGTCATGTTGTGCTTGTTTAAATCTTGTCGCAGTTGTATCATTTGCAGCTAGTTCTTTCCATTTATTTCTAAACGAAGTGTCGCCTCTAGTTGCAGCTGCATTACCTCCAACATTGTTTAGACTGTTATAGAAATCTGTATATCCATTTTCTTCTTTTGCAAGGAAGGACATCCAACTCTTAAATGTTCCAACCTTTGTCGCAATTTGATACGAACCATATGACCAACCACCTCTATCTGCTGATGCAGACTTTGTATTGATTGCGCCTGGATTTCCGTTTGACTCATATCTTTCTGACTGTGAACCCAAGTCTGGTCTAGTACAATCGCCTGGCACTGTAATTGCATTTTCTGGTATCGCACCACTTTCTGCACCAGAACCACCAGCGGACACTGCACCACCACTTCTTCCTGCTGGGGGAAGAAGACTTCTTGTTGCACCAGTAGCATCATCTTCACCTTGTGGGTCATCATCACCAGCACCACCAACTGTCGAGGACTTTGGTTCTGAATTTAAAATTTCTGGGAGTTGTATCTCTGTTAAATCTGATTCTGTAACTTCTGTACTTTCTGTTGGTGCAACTACAGAACTTGAATCACCAATAAGAACAGTTCCAGAACCAGCTTCAATTACATCACTACCATCACCATGAGCTCCCTCACCAGTGTCAGCTGCATCACCTTTACGAGCTGCATTTTGTGTACCACTTGGTTGATTGATTTTTACTGTAGAACCATCAATCGTCATTGCACCAGTAGAATCTAAATCATAAGTTCCCTTAACAAGTATTTTTGAATTACCAGTGACATGATGTTCATAGTCTGTTTTAACAAATATCTTAGATGACTCTGTAATATGTTGTTCATATGTTTCCTTTAGAAACTCTTGAACCTTTGCACTATAGTTTCGTGTAATATCAGATTTGATATGTTCTGAGAACGTACCATCTTCTATACCGTATCTTAAATCTATATTACCGTGAATACTTTCATCAAATGTATCATTGTATACATTAAATACTGCACCATTAATATCAGTAGTTCTTGTACCTTCAATCTTAATTGTTTGACTTCCACCAAC